TCTAGCTCTTTTTGTTTAATGACACCGTTTTCCCATATCCACTCTTTTCCTTCCATAATACCTTCTACGAAAGCGTCTGGAGCTGATGGATCTGCAACAATGTCAGCGGCAGTAGCAAGATAAAAGTCTTGTCCGACCTGTGCCTCACCGTTTCTACCTCTTTGTAATGAACCCATACCACGACTAGATACGCCTAATTTAGCGCCTTCATCTATAAGATTTTTTACAATCTTTCCGTATGGAGTATCCATAACTTTTGCTTCTCCGATGAAGTTATTTCCATCTGGATATAGTTTAGTTATCATATGTGATACTCTTTCCAAGTTTACCGTTGGTCCGTCAGGATGTCCTAACTCGCCAAAAGCTCTCTTCTGTTCAACAAATTCTCTATTATATCTACTTACTTCTTTTGATAAAGTTTCCTTTGGATAGACTCTACCGTTTCTATTTTTAATTTCTGATTGTAAGAATACTCCACGGATTTTGTAGTTTTTGCCACCTTGTCCGTTATCTTCTTTAATGTATTCTACATTATCTATTGCTTCTGTTATGAGTTTCATTAGTCTATCTCTCTCTTTCCTTAATATTTATACATTTTATTATCTAAATTCAACAATCAATGTGTAATTGTCGTGTAAAGCAAAGTTTTTAGTTGACAAATATACATAACCAGTAGCACCAGTAGCGTTATTAGCTATATCATTTCCTGCAGTTCTAAAGTCAAAAACTCCATTTCCTGATAATACAAGTGCTGTTGTGTTGGCAGAAGAACCTCCCCAGGATATCTCTACTGCCGATTTTGAGTTTGCTGTATTAATTGAATACCAGACTTTAGCAATAGTCTTGGTACCATCTGTTGTCATAAAATTAGATGTTGTCGGATTAACTAACACACTATCAGTTTCACCAGTACCATCACTTATGTTTGTTCTCTTAACAACATATTTTACGCCTGCTGTATCTGATACTATTTGCGTTGTTATTGCGTCTGCCATTTTTTATCCTCTAACTATTTGGTCCTAATTCTGTTTCTTTTTGTACTTCTACTGCCAAGTCAAACTTACTAACTTCTTTATCAGCAGAAACTTTTAATTCAGTAGCCGTATCTAATTTTTGGTCTATAACCTTTCGTGCTTCTCCTTCTTTTAATCCCCAATTACCAAACCTTTCTAAAACTAAAGTTTGGTCTCCGAGTGTAAGAGTCACTTTTGGATAGATTTCATTTTCGTAATCATTTCCTCTTATCTCATAATATACATTCGCTAATGATATACTCTTGTCGGAGCTAAATAAAGTTCCGCTATCTTCGCCTACACCACTAGCAGTTATAATTGCCTTATTGGTGTCATCAACTTTTGTATTGACAACTAAAGTCATATTTCTTACTCTTCAAAGTATGCTTTAATATCTGACTCAACAACTCCCGTTGCCGCCGCTACTTCAGCTACTTTAGTTTCAATAATGCTAACCAAATCTTGTGGTTGCGACCAATCAACACCATCTAAAGATTCAATTAATTGTTTAACTGCTTCTTTCATTGATGGTGAAAGATTTATATATTTGTCGTTACCGATAAAACCTGATACATTACCAACTATACTTGATACCGTTAATGCCATTTTTTATTCTCCTGTTAATTACTTTGTTCTGAACCAGAATCAGCAGGTGCTTCTGCAGGTGCTGTTTCGGCAGGTGCCGTATCAGCAGGTGTAGCATTAGCAGCTCCATCTGGCGTCATTGCTGTTTGTACATCATCCCTTGTTGCAGTCTGAGCAATCGGATCAGCCACTTCTGGTTTAGGATCCGAGTGAGGTTCTGCCTGTCCAGGCGTTTGTGTCATAACATCCCTAGCAGCGTTAAATAGATTACTCGCATAATCTTTTCTGCTAGCATCCAAAGCGTCACCAACTTTATTTCTTAATGCGTCTTTAAATGCTTCACCAGCACTTTTGTTATCACCACTTGCAAGTTTATCAACAAACTTTTCTGTATCTGTCTGTTTTGTTTCATTATCAGCCATATTTTTCTCCTATATTATATCAGGTTCATCACCAGAAACCTGAACGGTTGGACTGGATATGATACCATCATTTATTTCTTTCTTAATTTGTTTGTCTATATCAGCTATTTCTCTTTCAGATTGTTTAAGTATATTTTGTCTAACATACTTAACTGAAAAGTATTTACCAACATAGTCTCGTACATCATTTGCCAACATTATTCTTTCTTTTAATAATTCAGCATTTTTCAGTTCCGAGAAGTGACCATCAGCAAGAAAATCATATTTAATTTTCTCTTTGACATTCACCCAATCGTCTTCGTTTATGATTGCCTTTAAAACTAATTGTGTTCTCAGCAAATCATTAAACAATTCTGTAAATTTCTTACGCAATCTTTGTACAAATTTTGTAAATTTAAGTTCGTCTCTAGTAATCTCGGTACTTCTACCTAGATTGAATCCTTGACTTGCTTCTAATCTACTAATAGGTACATTAAGCGAACGGTATAGTTTTCTTTGGAAGTATTCTATATCCGCAACTTCGCCTAAATTTTGACCACCAGGTAAAGTGGAAATATCAGTTCCTCTTCCACCTTCTCTACTTGGTAACCAAAAGTCTTCAAGCATAGACATATAGTTTCTGTCGTCTCTAATTTCTCCAGTACTTGCGTCATAGACAAGTTTGTTTCTGTATCTTGCCATTACATCACGCAAATATTGTTCTGCTTTTACTTTAGGTAAATTACCTACATCAATTTTAAAAATTCTTCTTTCAGGTGCTCTTGCAATTCTGTATATAACAACAGCGTCTTCAATCATTCTTAATTGATTGACAGGTTTAATTGCTTTGTGCATATAAGACATAACCATATTCTTATTCAAATCAACTAAACCACTTGGACAAAAAGTAATAGCGTCTGTAGCAATTTTTAATCCACCACTTGCCATTCCTGGTCCTGCAACACCTTTTTCATTATATAAAAAGTATTCGTTATAATCGTGTATGACCTGAATATTTGCTAATGGTACAGGTCTACCTTTTTTAATTTCTCTTATCTTCTTAATTTTTCTCGGGTCAATATATCTTAATTCTGTAATACCCTTAATTGGAGATTCTCTATCAATTATTTTATGATAGTAAATTCTTCCATCTACATACCATCTACGAAATATATCGTGTCCTTTCGTAGAAAAGTTTAGAAGTCTTAAAACTTCTTTAAATTCATCTTCAACTTTTCTTTTAATGTTATCAGAAAAGTTTGTATCTTTTAAATCTACTCTAACTGGATCTTTCTCAATCTCGTTTGCAACAATAGCTTCGTTGACTATATCTTCAACTGCCATATCGCATTCTGGATGTATTGAAATTTCCCTATACCTACGAATTAAGTCTTGCTCAGTTTTTGCAGTACCTTCCATATCAAGGTACTGACCAAAATAACCTCCAGCGGCGACGGTTTGTGTACCGTCATCCGCTTTAGGTTGTGTAAAACTTTGTTTCGGGTCTGGAGTTTGCTTAACTCTAGTTATTTGGAAACCGAAAAGTTCTGCCATTTTATATCCTCACTTTATTTGTACTAATTATTTATTCAACTATTAAGTAGTCGTTCTCGCTTCAAAATTTAGGTATCTAAACGAAACATCAAAAGTCTCAACAGCATCCGTTGGTGCCATATCTAACTCAATACTACTTACGGATATTGGAAAACATCCTCTCATAGTATAAGATTTAATAGTAGCGCCATTTCTGTCAAGGTGGTCAATAAATGCGTCAACTTGATAATCAACAGGATTTGTTAATCCTTCGTTATCTGACATATTATTAATACCATTTTGCCATCTTTCAAATGCGTCTCTTAATCTAAAGTTTGTATCGTTAAGTACCGTAATATCCCAAGCTTCAAATGTTCTATCACCTGCTAAGTATATTGGTCTACCACGGAAATTAACCGTTGTAAGTCCAAGTGTCATAGCTGGAATAGTAGTAGTTTGTACTAGGAACGCCAGTTCTTCTGTTTCTCCACCAACTTGTGCGTAACCAGGAAAAGGCATAGTTACCTTAAACTGGTTCTTACGAGCTCCGCCGCCTGCAAGTTTGGTTTTGAAGTCATTTATGTTTGCCATTTTTTATTTCTCCTCTTTACCTATTAACCTGCGACTTCTTCAAAAGCCACGCCAGTTCTTGTTGCAACGAAAGATAATGTGATAAAGTTAATGCTTCTTGCTGGTTTAATATAAATCTCAGCAATGAATTCATTTCTATCAATTACTTCGCCTGTGTTGTTAGTTTCATCACACACTACTAAAAAGTCTGTGATACCTCGTCTACCTTGTACTTCTCTTAAAAAAGGTTCTACCATATTTCTAAAACCAGCTCTAGTGAACTCATCGTTGAATTCAAATAGTTGGAATTTAGAAGCAGTAGCGATTGCCTTCTCTAATACGATAAACAATTTTCTGACATTGATTCTGTCAAACGCAGATGGAGTAGTTAATCCAGTTTTATCTCCAAACAAGATAATACCTTGTCCAGGGAATGAAACAACAGGATTGATTCTAGCTCTATATAACTCGTCTCTTTGAGTTTTATTAGGACTATATGCCAATTTAACAGCACCTCTAATAATACCTCTATTTAATCCAGCAGGACTAAACCAAGGATCGTTAGTTAGGTCTGTTCTAGCACATAAGCCAGCCATATCTCCGTTTAGTGGAACATATCTATAGACATCGTTATATCTGTCGTATGTATATTTGTAACCACTATCAAAAACTATGTAAGATGATGAACGAATTGTATTAAAAAATGCTAATACATTTTTCGTTTGTGTTATCGCAGAAGTGATGTTTACTACATCGGACCTTTCAGGACTAGCGAACACTACACAATCTTTTCTTTGTTCAGCGATTGTAATTAAATCACCGATTAAAGCAGCGGAAGCGTTTCCAGCCATTATTAATCCAACATCAACCGTTTCTGAATCAGCAAATTTTTCAAACGCAGTCTTTCTTGCTCCATCAGTAACCGTACCATCTACACCACCAGCGAAGGTTAGTGCGATAGGAGCGGTAACATCTGTATAAGCAGAAGTAGCTGCTGTTTTAGAATCTCCCCAATTAGTTCCGTTTGAGTTGTGGTCTCCCCAATAGATGAAAGATGATTTTCTGTAAATAACTTCTGCATAGAAATTATTTGAACCACCTGCATCCTTGGCGTCTTTTGCCTTTGATACTTTTTCGTATATCTCTAATACTTCGTCTTTAGTACCGTTTACTGAACCGTCTGCATCCACAACAACCAAGTGTAGCTCGTCATTACTTCTTCCTGCTTTTTCAACATCTGGAGATGTTCCAGGTGCTCCATTTACTTGGTCATAATATTGCCATCTT